TTACCTATGTCCAGAGTACTTAAGCCCTGCTGAACCCTGATGTACTATCCGTACCCCATATGAGGCAAAGTTACTGGCATGTTCAATCATCTTGTACTCAAACTCACTTCCCTTGAAACGGCCTGTATACGCTTCTGATGTATTGATCTTACCGAATGGTGGATTCCCATAAGCAACATCATAGAAACGGTCTGATGAGTACTGAATAGCGTCACAAGTGATCCACTCCGCCTCAGGTAGTACCTTCTTTCCAATCATCACGTATCTAGGGTTAAGTTCGACGCATGTAATGTCCGTAGGATTACTTTGGATGTGCTGGTAGTAACTGAGACGATCGGTACCCTTACGCAGTGCAATACCGTCACCTGTACAGCCTGCATCAAGTATGAAATCCCATGCAAGCATTTCAGGTGTGAAGAAAGCACCAATAGCCCCGACCCCATCGCCATTTGTAGTTGTTGAAGATAGACTCTTTATTGTCTTGCGTTAGTTGCTTATCAGAGTGGATTAGACACATCACCTGAATGTGTAATGCTGATTCCTTTTGAGTAATTCTTGTCATAAGATACCCTTTCACAGTAGTTGCACGGGTATTTATGAAATAATAGTAAAATCTCAATACACTTAATAGAGGAAAACTGAATTATGAATACAATAAAGCTGGGAGGCAATATTGGGATTATTGGAACACAATCTATCTCAAAAAGTAAACATGGTGACTCCACAAAAATTGAAATTATATCATCTGGTATTTCTCAAGCATACAAAATCCCTTCCGTCATTGTATTTTGCGAGGATAAGGTTGCAGAAGAATTAATTGCCAACGCTCTTAGCCATAAGGACATGAACGTAGGCTCTTTTAAATTCAGACGCTGCGGCTCATGGTCTAACATAATTGTATCGTTGGCAGGATGCATTCTCTACTCAGAGGAATTAATAAAATCTGGAAACACTAAAGCATTGGAAGTAATAGGAGTAATTGATGGTGACATAAGTGCTAATGACATACAACAGGTAATATCAGAGACATACGAAGGGGATTTTATTCCTGAGCAATTAAAAAACATAACTAATGCAATAAGCAGTCGCATAACCAGCTTTAAAATACCAAATGATGTTTTATCTAAAAGAAACACCAGAGGAAAACCTGAACTGAATTTAAAAAATATGGTGGAAGAGATTACTTCAGAAATGACTAAAAAACCTTTTCATAAAAGGGTTGAAGAGTTGAAAGGATATTTGGAAATAGCAAAGGATGACAACAACAAAAAACACATAGAGTTTGAGCTGGATGATATTTATAAGGAAATAGATGAAACACTAGAAATCATAAACATTTCAAAAAAAATCGCAATCCATGAAAGGGATGGAGTATTTAATTATCACCCATACTTCAAAAAGCTAGAAAAAGAAACCAATAATACATATTACATAAATTACAATTACACTCACCATCCAATTTTCTTAGTATACAAGATAGTATCTAAGTTTAATACAGAGCGTTGGGAGGAATACATAACCCCTGTCACTGAATTTTTAAAGTCCGTGGCAAAAAGACAGCAAGATACTTTTAGTCACAACACTTATAACAATACAGAAATAGATTAAGGAAAGCCCTGGTGGGCTTCCTCTTAACTACCACCTACCATAATCAATAGTACTTGCAACAATTGCCCCAATGGTACTTGTATAACCACGATACCAAAGGCATCAAGTAGCGGTACTATGATCCAGTTGTAAAGAATGATTAGCGTTAGTACAAATCCAAGAGCATTACGCCAATGGAAAGATACCTTTTCTATCTCTTCTTTGTTTACTTCAATTTGCCCTTCGGCATTAGTCTTTTTAATATCCTGTTCAATAGTTTTCTTCTTAACGAAGAAATCCATACCAGTTTTAATTAAATCTAGGATTATACTTATCATTCTACTATTCCTACACAATACGCCCAAATGTGTTTACCTTTTATAAAAAGCTTTTTAGATTCGATTAGGTAAACATCAATCTCTTCTTCTCTTAGTTTCCATTTCATAATGGTTCCTTCAGTAAAACTCTGCGACTTGTCATAGCAGACATTCATAAAGCAGTTTACTGTTAAACCTTCATTCTTTAGTATCTTCTGGAATTTCTTACCTAGAAAACACTTATTGATAGGCATACTATTAGCTATTGGTGTTTCACCACCTAGAGTAATGTATGCTGTTTGTTCTTCATAATGTCGTTCAAAATTCATTAACCATTCCTTAGTTTAAATGTACCGCGAATATCTGATAGTATCAGTACTGCCCCTTGTTCTGCTTTTTCATAGAAGTCATAGATCAATTGACGACGCTTTGATTCCTTCACACCAATGATACGTTTAGTGCGTTTCTTTGTGTCTTTCTTACTGGTATCGATCAATCTCTTCTTACCACCACTTTCAACAATGATATATCGCTTCTTAGATAAGTTATTTTTCAACCCAGAAATGTTACCCTGTTTAGTTAAACGGGCTGATGAAGTTGGTATAAATTTACCGAGTGATTTTGGTTTAACTAGTACTTCGTGTAGGTAGTTGGCTTGTACATCCTTGATTAGAATACTTGCACGTACACTACTTTTACCTGTCTTTTTAAATGTGAATAGTACAGAACGTTGTGTAAACGATACTGGACCTCTATCAACTGCATTATTCATATCAGTTTGCATCTGTACCGATAATGCCCTTGCCCTGGTAATAATTTCCTTCTGGAATTGATTACCTAACTTTTGACCAGAACGGTTAAGGTACTCCTGAGTTGTTCGTGTACCCGTTACTGTTGTCCTTACTCTAATCATGATAATTCCTCAATAATTTCCTGTAGTATATTGAATAATTCAATTCTATTTTTGGGCAATCTCGCCTTACACATGATAGCTTTATTGAGATTATCAGGATGAAGTCCAAAGAATGAAATCAATGCTGTTTCTACTATTGTTGCTTCCGCATCAGTCTTGAAACAATAAAGAATGTATTTCTCATAATCTTCACCTGCATCAATCATTGCATTAACGCTTTTACTACTACCTGTGTATGTAGGCCAGTTGGATGATTGGGTAGTACTTTTCAATTTGGCTATGTCGCGTAAGCCCTTATAAACCTGTTTTTTGCCTATATAATAACTACCATCATCAAACTTGATTACATAAACAAAACTTGCATATCTCCCACTTTCTACTTCATCTAGATTCCAGTTATCAGGATTATGCATATTCCAATTCTTATTAATTCTCATAAATACCTCTGAGTGTATTTATGAAAAGGAATTAATAATGAACCTACAAACAAGATTAGAAATATATGAAGGTACTAAAGAGTACCAACAAAAATTAGGTTACTTCCGACAAGGGAAGTTTTGGACTTATCAAGACAGCTTAGGATTTGAGACTATTGGTTATGGTCATCTAGTACTACCCGGTGAAGATTTCAGTAATGGATTAGAACCAATGGATGCTGGATTACTTCTGGCAAAAGACATTGAAAAGGCAAAAGCAGGTGTACGTTCACTGGGGCTAACAGTACCTACTGATTGGGAAGAATTTCTAGTAATAATGGTATTTCAATTAGGGTTAGGCGGAGTACGCAAGTTCCGTAGAATGCTTGAAGCACTTAAAGTACAGAATTACTCTGAAGCAGTACGACAGGCTAAGGATAGTCTTTGGTATCGTCAAACACCTAATCGAGTTAATGATATGATTAGACAACTAATCAACAAATAATAAAAGGGGCAATTAAGCCCCTTTTTTATTTTCTAAGATTGTTAGAATACGTTCAATTTTCAAATCGAGTTGGTGTATCTGCACCTCTAGATTTTTAAGTGACGTTTTCATTTCATCTTGTTCTTCTTGTAATCGTTCAATCGCACTATCATGTAAAGCTAAAGTTTTTTCAACATCAGACATACGGTCAAGTAGATCATTAGTATCTGATGTTCTATCTCTAAAGATTACCCACATAAGACCTAAACCAGCAATTACACAAGTTAATATAGTCCATACGTCCATTATTAATACCCATTATAATTATTATATAGTATTTATATTAATAACCAGTAAAGGATGCTATTGCTATGTTTAATCCATTACTACCCATTGCTTGAGTATAATTCTTTTGTAATTGATTAACATACTGTAATGAAAATGAAGTACTAGAATTCCTTCGAATTAGTATCCCCGAATAACCTACCCTATCACCATCGTCTGATAAGTTACCGGGGCATTGGCTTACGCAAATCCACGGATTAGCAAATGATGTATTGAGAGTAATAGCAGTACCTAAATTATGCGTTGGTGGTACTGTAAAGAAATCGCGTATACGTGGCATTGTACCAGCACTTGCAGCAGACCAGACCAAAGTACCGTTAGCATCATATGTATCAAGATAACCAGATACGATTGGTGTAGTGAAATCTGAAAACATAAAACGCCCAGTACCGGGATCGTACATATTCGCCCCCGGGAAGTTATAACGTCCGTCTACTGTTGGTTGAAACCAGATTAGCCCAGATGTAGGGAAGAAGTTTGCTTGCATAAATCCAAGAGTACTACCATTCCCAAAAGCACTATCGATTGAATAATAACCTCTGTCAGTAATAGTACCCATATTAGTCATTCTACTGGTTACAATTGACTTATTCGAAGAATCAATAGTCAAAAACCCCTTCGAATTATAAAGTTGAAATCCCGACATATTATTCACCGTACTTATATATATCAAAAGTTATAGTTTGTGGGTACGTTCCAGTTGTTGGTAGGTACTGAACCGCAAACGATTCATTTCCTGGAATACAATAAAATATATTGTTTGATGTAATTGTTAATCTCTGTACTGCTAACCAACCATTAACACGCATTCCGGGAAATGCAATATTCCATGATGTTATGTTTGGAGTAACATTAAGAGTACGTGTACCCATGTAACGCATATTATAATCACCAATATCAACGACCATTACACCGTTAGCATCCCAGCACTGTAATCCCTGTGCCATATCATTTCCTTTTAGTTAAGTGGGCATTACTCGCCCACTGTTATTACCACAACCCCATTCTTACACGTAGGACATTATTATTATCCCATATTTGAATGATGTTATTATTAATCGTCATTCGACCAGTACCACCAGTACCGTTAATTTGAATACTGCCAGCTTTATCAATCTGCCATCCTGATGTATTATTAACGAAGTTATTACTTTGTAGATTACCTACTTTAGCATTAGTGATTGCACCATCTACTACATTCAAGGTATTTACCGATCCATTCGCTAATTTTAAGTTTGTTATACTGGCATCCTGAATTAATCCAGTACCGATACTTGCTTGCCGTATGATTGCCGTATTTAGATATACCGAACCATCAACTAAAGAGAATGGAGGTGCTGAACCCGCCGTTACACCATCAGATGGTGTTATGATGAATTTATCAGCAGTGAAATATATTGCACTATTACTAGCTGGACCATCTGAAGCGAGTAGTTTGAAACCAGCTACAGTACCGTTAGCATTAACTGAAAGCGTATATGAACTGTTAACAGTATCAACGTCTGCTTTAGTTTCCATCAATTGGTTAACTGTTGCTACCTGATCATCAACTTCAGATTTTAACTGAATGATAGATTGAGTCTGAGCATTATTATTATCAACAATGGTTTGATTCATTTCGGTGATTTGTGCCGTAATGTTTTCATCAATATTGTTCTGTACAATTGTAATCTGAGTATTGGTATATTCGTTACTCTCATTCACTGCATTATTGAGTGTCTCATTAAGACGATCATCAAGATGTATAATGTCTTCAATCTCTGATGCATCACTTTCTGTAAACTGATACTTTGATGTAATGATTACCTGTTGTTCTGCTGAGTACTGAATGTTGTCCTGACCAAATACGTCAAAGAAACCCATCTTAACTAGATATGTACCATCAGCGATATTTGGTATTGAATCAAACTCTGGTTTATTAGAAACAAATAGAGTACTTACTGTATCTGAAGTTATGTTAATTACTGCCCCGGCATAGTCACGTTCTGTTGATTGTATCCATGTTGCAAACAAGTTACCAAAGCCACCCGTGAATGTGATAGTACCAGTAGGTGCTAAACATTGTTTGTTTTCTACTGTAATACTGACTTCATCAGAGAAAGTACCAGAATTATAACCACGTCCTGAAATCTTGATTGTTGGTTTACGAATCTTTCTTTCATTAATCGCAAGAGTAAAGTTAAAGAAGTTATCTTGTGTATAGAACGATTTAATAAACTCAGTACCATTATAAACATCAACTTGATAGTACTTGAAGTAATCAGTAAAAGTACGACCATTGATTAAAATATCCTTCTGGTTATCCCATGTAATATTAAAATCACTTGAATCCGTGATATATGGCGATGTAGTACTATTCGATAGCTGAACACTTGTAACTGACGGTAGAGCAAAATTGTATGTTGGTATAACCCCATCTAGTGAAGCCTTAGAACTTACTAATCCAAGATTATTGTATGCTGCTACAGCAAAATCATATTCTTCATCTTCTGATAATCCGTATATTTCAAAGTCAGTTTTCTGTGTTGAAGTACTACCGACATAAGACCATGATGAAGCAGTTGATAGCTTATAGTAGATGTTATAACCGCGAATGTAAGGATCTTGTGAAGCAGTCCATGAAACACTAACGGCTGAACCACTTGTTATAGTACCGAAACGTACCACTGATACATTAGATGGCGGTTGAACATTCAGAACTGGGAAATCAATAACCCCACCCGGTGAGAATACCCCATCATCAGTACCATCAAAAATATCATCAGGATATTCAACGGCACTAATGGTTACGTAACCGATGTTTTCTTGATCGGTTGATACGTTCTTAGACAGTACTTTGAACTTACCGCTAATAGCCAATTCTTCATTGGTAACTGTGATGGAGTCCCATACTGACAGATCCCATCCTTCACTAGTTGTGAAACTGATGGTACGTAGGCTGTAACGGCCCTTACGCAATTCTACGTTTACAAGACGTGCTAACGTGTCTTTGTCATATACCCAACTGTAATCCCTGCTGAGAGTGATTATCTGACCATCTGAACGTATTGCTTCATCAGTACTAATGTCTGGTGGCATCCGTAGAACGTCAGTGGTGTACATCGATTCAGTGTTAGTCCATTTAGCATCGATTGTGTTGAAGTAATCGGTGCTTCCTGACGTGCTGAGTTGCACTGAACCGAACATAGTACTTTCATCAAACGACGCTACAGGGAGCGTTTTACGGTCTGTGGTTAGGCATATCTGCCCACCATGCACGAACATGATCCCGCCGAAAGATTGTAGGATACCTTCGATATTCTCTTTGTAAGTACTTTGATAGCTCACCGAACCATTAGCATAATATTCAAGTTGTTCACAGTACGCTGCCGTTTCCTTGAATGATTCAATATTAATCAAAGCAGGATCAATACTCATTCCATAGATATTATTTGTTAGATAATCATAAATTATGGATGGTGGATTACTTGAAGCAAAACGGGTATCAGTGTTTAAATCATAAATCACTTGCCCTTTCATTTCTGCTGTCAATGTGAATCGATCATTTGTCAGTATATTGTTTTCAAGTGAATCTTGTGTCTTAAAAATGACAACACTGATACTAACGATACCTTTACCTAAAAATTGATTAGACCATTTAGGACCAGCATATTGACTAGCCAGGCTTTTAGTAGTGGTATAATCACCACCAAATCGTACCTCAAGCTGTAGATAAGGTGCAAAACGACTTGAAATAGAACTATTAGATACAATACCATCTTCTGTTACTGGATTAACCAGTACTGGTTCATTATCAATGTAAATCTGTTGAATGTGTTTTTCTACACCAGTGTATGAAACTGCTTGTTCACTGAATAGATAATATGAATCACCACCAGGGACGTTATACCAGCTAACAATTGAACCAGTGAGTATATATGATCCACCACTAATACCGTTTTTATGCGGTAGTTGACCACCGTAAAGTACTGGTAATCCGGTTGTAGGGGATGTTGAACGGCTTAGAGTATCTGTTACATCCCCGTACTGTTGAGTACCGATTTGACTCATCATACTTGTTGCTACAAGACTAAGCCCCCCTGCGGCTGCACCCCAACCTACGGCGGCTAATACTGTACCACCTGAAAAGTAGACCGCTGCCGCGACCACAATTGCAGTAACAATCGCCCCGATAAACCCCATTTTTGAAATACTGCCCATTTAGATCTTCCTTGTTCTGTAATATTTTCCTTTTGGTTTATTGATTAGTACAAACGTATCGTGTTCTTCATTAACGCCAAGTACACGCCCACTTACAACAACACCCATGATTAGGGGGTTATCATCATCAAGCCAAATATCACCATCTATTGTTACTGATACTTCATCACAATATTGATGTACTATGTCTTGAGTACTGTTAAAACCAAGTTCATTTAATTGTTTAATACCACTTCTTATAGTTTTATAATTCAAAGTAGTTGACCATTTAGTACCGGCAATCAGATCAATAATACGCATAACGATAATATTACAATCGTTCGTACCTACTTCATGTGGTTTTCCTAATGCTGTTTCGATGATTTTTATAATGTCGTTATGCTTAACTGTCATTCTTCCTATACCGCCATGTTTGAGACTGATTCACCTGTCCTAGTAAGCTAAAGTACTGATCACCACTATAATATGATTGATATACTGAGTTGGCGGCTATTACGGGGGCTTGTCTGTCTAATTTCTTATATACACTATTTACATATACTGTCATTTCGTTAATAGGTGAATTAGGATCGGCTACTGCCTGACAGTAATCAATGAATCCAGAAAACATTAACATTGAGTAGATAACAGTACTGTCAAATGGATTGAGGATTACCAGACGAATGTTCATCTTCGCATCTTTAAGAAATCCACCTAATGCAAGTTGGCGTACTGATGCATTCACATTGCTAATTTTGAAATTAATGGAATCATTACTAATGCCTTTTTCTTCACTAAATGATGGTAATGATTTTTGGATAATGTCTGGAAAGCTTGTGTAAGTGTTACCATTTAGTACTATATCAATTAGGCCATCAGTCCAGAAAAAAGCACTACTTCCATTTGGTAGAACATCAAAACACGTGACATGAACCCCCATAGACATTACATCTGTAATACTTAGCCGTGTTTTTTCTTTACCTTTCATTAAGGCCCAATACCTTAGAAGTACTGGGTTAGTTAAAATGTTATCATCCATTATGTGATGTGCTCCATTGCCTTTAGTTGAAGTACAGATACTGTTTCAACTGGCATCGAATAATCGTTCTCAGTGTCTAGTACTGCTTCAATAACTAAATTATCGTAAAATAATGGTTCAGATGCTTGAACTGAACTATTCAATGCCGGGAAGATAGTGATACTACTAGCTGATTGTTCAACTATTCGATATATCTTTTTATGATTAGTGAATTGTATCCATTCACCCACTGCTAATGTATTAGTACTGACAGGTATGATCATTGAACCTTTGTTAACACTTGTCTGTACTGTTACTGCTCCAGTTTGTGTACCTGTGTAAGTACTTAAATGACCTAATGACATTTGGAATGGTTTGCCTTGAGAGTATTCAGCAATGAACTTAGTTACTTCTGCACGTTCCTTAATGTTAAAAGATAATTGAAATTGTATTTGGTAATATTGAATTCCCGTACTACGAATGATTCGTTGACCAGTCCATGACTGATTTGAATAAATTGGTTCAGTACTTTTTATCTGGAAATTGTTTACCTTGATTTGATTTGAAAATGTAACCATGAAAACCTCTTTCTTATATGGGGTATTTATGAAAAAAAAGGCATGAAGCCCCTTTTGATGTGTTAGCGGTAGCACCCCAACAACTAATGATCTTTATAATAGAGATACTGGGGTGCTACCACTAAGATTAGGAGTTTCGTTTCTGACTGGATCGAACGGCCTGTACAACGCTGTTTTCGTGCTTCTTCAACATCTCATTGAACTTCGCATCATCCCCTGCTACATCGCCCTGGATGATCAGTGGAGCATTGACAATAATGTCACCTGCGGTTGCACCAGTACTATCCTGGCTATCGAGGAACTTAGTAAGCTTCTGGTTGGCTTCTGGCTGTACCACACGTTCCCCAGCTTTCAGTACGAACGACTTATTATCATACCCTGCTGGTAGTTCATCTATACCACCGTGGAACTGTCCAGCAGCTCCCTTGGCAGTACTGATAATGGACATACCCAAACTTAACACTTGAGCATAGGCCGCCAGTGAAGCCGGGAATGGCGTTGCCAGGGCTTGTGCTAATGCTGACTGGATAGAAAGTACTGTCTGTGCAATCGTAATACCGCGACTCAACATAAACGCCGCTTTCGCAGCACCAGACGATTCACCAAACGCGGCAACCATACCGTCAGATAATGACTGTGCCGCACCACTGAACACGCTTAACTGTGCCTGTGCGTTCTGTTGGCTGATCGTGATGGCCTGAGCATTGTACTTAGCGGTAATCTCCGCTTTACGTTTCTCATAGTCTTCATGACCCTGTAGTAACAAATCATTCTGCTGTAACTCAAGATTAAGAGCATCAGTATTATCTTTTAGCTTCTGTTCTGTATTGTCATATGCGAATGGATTATCACCATTGATACGTTGGTTTTGTTGGTCGGCAAGGAATCCAGTTTGTTGACTACTGAGATTACCACTTCCGATTAGTGCGTTAGTGTCTCTGAGTCCCTTATTAGGATCTTGATAACCAATCATACCGTTAACCATTTCAGTACGTTTAGCTGCTGCTGATACTTGTTGTTGAGATAGAAGATTAGTCAATTCACCTTGTGATAGACCTAACTGTTTAGCACTGTTTTTAATAGTCTTTACTAAAGCTTGTTGTTGTCTATCGAATTCAGATAACTGACGTGCATTACTATTAATAGTCATATCACTAATAGCTTTCTGAAGTTCCGTTTCTGCTTTAAGACGTTCGGCGGCGTTCTTCTTAGCTAAATTTTCAGCATCCTTTGCGTTCTTTTCTGCTTTCTTCTTAGCATCTTCAGCGGCTTTATCTTCTTCTGCCGTTAGTGCTTTAACCAACGCTTCACGGCTTTTCTGATACCCTGCCGTTAGCTTTTCAACATCAGCTTTCATTGCCTTTTGATCATTACCATAAGCACGAATAACACTCTTTTCAATTGCTTCTTTAGTTTGTTGGTACTGAGTATCAAGAGCATCAATCTTAGCTTGTGTTTGTTCCTTAGCTGTCTGAAAAGGTTTCATAGCCGCAGTGATAGTACTTTTCTCTATGCCAGCATTATATTGTTTGGCTAAGGTTTCCATATCGCTTTGAAGTTCTTCGGCCTGCTTTAATGCAAACTTGATATTTTCATTGAATACTTTCAGATTTGCTTTCTGATCATCTGCCAATTGCTTTCCATAAATTGAACTGTTAGATAGTAGTTCTTGTTGAAAGCCTTGCTGGTAGTTCTTAACAATCTCAATACCTTCTTTGCCTGTAGCTGTAGCTGCGGCTTCAATTGGCTTACTATTTAAAATACGTGTCATCAGGTTTAGTATTTCAGCTAGATTACCTGCTATTGGTGCGAGTACTGAATAGTTCCATTTCTCCCATGCATTAGATAGTTCATTAGTACTATCACGGTACTTTTCAAACTGACGGCTTTGTTCATCTGTTAACGCTGCCTGCTTACCTAATAGAGTATTATTGTATTCTTGCTCGTTATTATAATCTTTAAGTACTGTTAATCGTTTGGTTGCATCTGAACCCATAGTTTCAAACATATTAACCATCTGAGCTGTACTAAGACCCTGAGCTTTAGCTGCAAAGTAGATCTTTGCATAAACATCTTCACCTTGATCTGCCATCTTTTGTAGCTCAAGGATGTTCAATTTCAATGGCTGAATTACGTCCGTATACATTGATCCGGCATTGTTAGTTAATGCATCGCCTAATCGGTCCTTAATGTCCTTCTGTTGGTCTGCGATGTTTTCCATAGAAAGGCCAACCTTCGCATACATCTGTGCCATCTGTTGAATTTGGGTGATCCCCATCTGTGATAATGATGCTGCCTGAAACACTTCAAACGAGCGTTCAGCAGCATTCGCTACAGCAGCGAACGTAGCAGCCATTGACGCACCGGCAACCGCCACAACCCCAGCAACACCCGTTAACGCTAACCCAGCTTTTCCGAACGTACTAGATAGACGGCCTGCTAAGTCCCCAGCAGCCCCACCCGCATCACGACTGAAATCATCGAGTGTATCCGATGCCTCATTAAGAGCACGGTTAAGACCAGATGCATCACCATCAATATCAAATCTAATTCCATTATTTCTTGCCATTATTATTTTTCCCTAATGCCATTTTTTTCATTTGTTCGCCAAGTGCTTTAATGTCATTGGCTTGTTTCTCTTCCTTATCTTTCTTACGTTTTTCTTGTTTTTCATTAAAAGACAAATTATTTGCATTGAGAATATCCAAGAAATCGAAATCATCTACACGCAATGACTTCCGTAATGAATCAGTAATGTTTGGGTTATTAAGTGTCATGGTATAACACTGGTGAGCATGAAATAACATATCTATTCTTGTACCAGATGGTTCAATATATGCGTCATATATCATTAAGTACTCAAACAATTCAGGCTCAAGTTCATCAAATTCTGCGGGAGTAAGCCCCCGTTTATTAATCATTTTGAGATAATATTGTAAATGGGGATCACTTCTTACTTTTTTTCAATTTCATCAGTTTTATCAACTTCCAATAGTGCAATGATAGCTTCATAGATTTTCACCTGGAATGTACAATCAATACTATCGACATTAATACGCCCTTCTTCATCTTTGTCACTGAATACGGGATCACTATTTTCATCTTTAACACATAGAATTAGTGTGGATGGAATGTCAGTACATTGAGGCATATCGCGACCAGATGGACGATGAATATATAGTTCAGTACCTTCAATGTCGAACTTGTGTAGTTTTGGTTGTAGTTTTTTCTTTAACTCATTAAGATTCATTTTGTTTCTCCAATAAAAAAAGGGAAGATATTACCCTTCCCTTTATTTAGTATATTATGGTGTTACTGGTAAAATACCGCTAACGACTGCACCGCCATCTACAGCCAGGTTGAATGCCTTAGTAACTACAGCATCTTTATCACCTGCAATAGTGGTTGAAGATACGAAGCAGTTATAGACTACATAGAATCCAGTAGTATGTGTTGCATCTTCATAATAGCTAAGACGTACCTGACAACGTTTCTGAGCATCAGCTAGTGTTTCTAGCTCTTGATGAACTTCATCATCTGGTAGGTAGTTTACAGTTAGTTCAATATCGGGAATTGATTTAGTACCAAGTAATTTACGATTATAAGCACTGTTAAAAGTGACAACATCAATTACAGTACTTTCAAAGCCTGAAGTAGTGAATGCACCAACTTCCGGTACTTCTTTAAAATCCGTTGCTAAAGTAGTGCCAGCACTGCCAACCTCTACTTTTAGATTAGCACCTGAAAAAATATCCATTATTATTTCCTTATATAAGATTAGGTAAATTCCTTTTACCCATTATTTACTTTATTTATCATGCCTCCGATTTTACAGGCCACTCTTCACCATAAACAGTTGCTTTTACAGCTTTACTATAAGCCACCCAAATTGTGAGGCGTTCTTTATCTTCATCACTAATCATATCAAGAAGTAACTCAACACGTAAATCCGAAGTAATACGCACAGCTTCATCTAGCAAGAATATTTTTATTGATTCAAAGTCACGTTTCAAATCTTCTTCGGTTGGAATATAAGGAGGATCTTCAATCCAGATTTCTTTATCTGGATCATATGTTACATTCCCACCACTGAAATCATCTGATACCAGTACTGGTATGGTTTCACCACCCCATAATTCTTTATTCGTCCCGTATGATCTATAGTCACCGGTATATACATATATTAGTTTCATATTATTGTTTCACTCTCCAAATTTGTATGCGAAATTGTGTTAGACCAGAAATATTCCCTGCTTGTCCAGAACCGTCACCAGTTAGACCAGAAGATGTTCCGATAAAACTTCCGGCTTGCACTACTATTCCAGTACCTTCAATGTAACTTGCCATAACACCAAATGACTGATTGCTACTACTATTGTATATCCAGCCAGTTTTAAACCACATGCCATATACATATACTTCTGCTTCAACAATAACAGGAACACTCGCTCCATATGGATTACCAAGTACTACACGCTGCCCTGGGCTAATTGTTCCTGGTATTACTGTATGGTTAATTACTGCATCAATTTCACCTTTGCTGTATACGGAAAGATTAGTACGAGCACCTGCCGCAGTAACAGAACCAGTACCGCCACGATCAACACGAAGAGGTTTAGCTGCACCATCTGGAGCTACAATACAACCCCAATCACCGGCATTATTCACGAAAAGAATAGATGCACCATCTGGTGATGTTACTGTAGTAGTTTGTGCAGTACTACTAAATCTAGTTACACCAAGATTAGCACGAGCATCAGCAACAGACATTGCACCAGTACCGCCAGCAGTAATTGGTAGACCTATGTTATTTCCAAGTGAATTTTGGAAAAGGATTTGTCCATCACTTATGAAACCAATTCGACTTGCATTAGCTCCCGGCCCTTTGACAACTGTGTAACCATTAGTTTGCTCAAGATTATCTACCTGCAAATTCACTTTCGCATTAGAGACAGTAGTTGCACCTGTTCCACCAGAACTGATCGAAATAGGTACTGTTACCCCCGCATTTGTCTGAATGGCAAAGCCTCCACCATCTGCAAGAACTAATTGAGTACCGTTAGTATTAGTTGTACTTTGCAAACGAACGAATGTCGTACTTTGTGTAAAACGGTCAATCCCTAAATTAGATTTAGCAGTACTTACACTTTCTAAATCTCCAAGATTACTACTTATTTTCAACTGAGCATCATTAGTTACATTGCCAAGTCCTACATCACCTTTAGTAACTGTTACGTTATCTGACAATGCATGACCATTTATAGTAGTTACTTGAGCAACGAATTTATTATCAGACTCTGCTTTAGTGTATGCATCAATAGAAGGTGTAGCGTTATCGATATAATCTTTAAGTGAACCGTTGAATTCAGGGCTTGTAATATCACCAGGAAGTACTAAATCATCACCAGTCAATGTTAATGTATCAATAGTTACATCACCAGACAATGGTTGTCCATTTACTGTGGTTGTTTGTTTAACGAAAGTACTATCAGATTCTGCTTTAGTGTATGCATCAAATGTAATTGTTACATCACCTGATAGTGGTTGTCCATTTACTGTGGTTGTTTTAGGAACATAGTCCGACTCTACTGTTGTTAGTCTTGAATTAACATTAGATAATGAATCATTAGTACTTGTTTGGAATTCATCAAGATTAGTTTTTATTGAGTCAATTTCAGTACTCTGATCATTAATGTCACTCTGTATCTGATTATTGAGCTGGTCAACTTCTCCAGAGGAATAAACACCTAAATTATTACGTGCTGTTGCCTTGTTTGGTAGATCAGAAAGATTATTACTAATTGCTAGTGAACCTGTATCAGTACTATTCAGTGTAATGTTATCAGATAAAGCTTTACCGTTAACAGTTCGTGTTAGAGGTACATACTGATTAGCTATTTGTGTTGCAGTAAGTATACGTGTCCATGCTGTGTTTTGATTCTTAGCGAAAATAGACAATGAACCACTTTTCGTTAGTGCGATAGATGAAAATGTACCTTCATCAACCAGGGCAACACCCATCATATCAGTACCAGTAGGATTACTTTGCTGTGAAGCAGGGATCTTAATGAATGAGTTTCCAGTGGGTTCATCTGGTTCATATTGGGGTACAAATTGCCCATTGGAACCAACCCCATAGTCACCTTCATATAGTGGTGCTAAAGCATCGATGATCCCAGCCCTTGCTACCAAATCAGTAGTTTGGAATGTATAAGTTTTTTGAACTGCTGAATCCTTACCACCGCTAACACTAGCACCTGAGATCTGTCCGTTGACTATTGCATATGTAGTTGCTTCAGATGTTTCGCTGTACTTTAGAACTATTTGGAATTCCTGCCCTGTATCTGCCGCACTATCAAGAAACTGATGAGTACTGTCAGTTGGAATGTAATTAACTACAATTGCCAATGGTGCTATTTGTTGTTCAGCTAAAAGCTTAGTTGAATGATCATTATTATAAACTTCATATTCATTAACCTTAGAACTAACTTCAAGAGTTGGTAATGCAGCAAGTTCATTAATTTTTGTACTAAATGTAGACTGAGGGAATACATTCTCCAAGTCCGTAGTATAGGATAACGTAAAAACGTTACCAGAAAATATATCCATACATTTATCCTTATCTTGTCTTTTCTGTTACTAGTATATTTATAGAGAAGGACAAACTTACTGTGCCAGTTGTAGGATCAACGTCAACATCAGATTGTTCATATGAATATCCAAGTATGATCAAATCCGCATCTTTAAATGCTTGAGCTTTAGCAGAATCAAAAGCACTGATGATCTGATCGTATGTTACTGATGGTGCTGTATTGGTACTATCAGGATTAGGTGATACTAAGTACTGAATTGTACAATTAGCTACTTGTCTTTGTTTCCCGTATGTAATACTTTGCATATCAAAATTAAATGCAACTTCAGTGAATACATCAGCATCACGGGAAATAGTTAGATTCTTTTTGGCGTTAATCAACGTTTTCATTACTTGTCTAACTTTAGTTATGATTTGCATTAGTAGTTCTCCGCAAATGATTGTCCTTGTTCAGTGCGGTAGTAAACGTTAACCATTCCAGATAGGTCATCAACGATGTTGTAGACAACAAAGTTTTCACCTTCAATTATCAGTACTGAATTAATTGTTACTCCAGCAGTCACAATGTCTGCTTTTTTTGCACTTACATATGTTTCTTCACCTTCAATGAATCCACCACCACCCGTATCAATGGAAACGGGAATTACTTCTACAATTCCAGTAAAAGTAATTCCCGTAGAAGTTTCGATAGATTGACCAAAGGCATTTAGAAACACATTTAATTGTGATTCATTAAATGCCCTCATGGTTTTATCCTTATGCTAGTTTAACTACATAGAAAGCTTCATCGTGTGCTAGTGCATGGTCGATGTAAGCGAAGGTACGAAGTACGATACCTTGTGAAGCACGTAGAGTAGTATCATCACGGTCAACAGTTAGGCCGCCCCAGGAAGCTAGTACTACATTGCTAAAGTCACCGAATACGATTTGGCCTGCTGCTACTTGAGTAGATTCGATTACACGAACGGAATCACATAGCCAGGATTCAAAGCGGAAACCTTCAATCATGTATTTTGCTGCGGTGTTAGCACCAACTAGGGTAGAACGTAGGATAGCTGCGGTCGCTGGGTGTACGATTGCAACAACGTTATCGATACGTACATTCGCTGTTGCTAGTACTGCTAGAGCTTCTTGTACGTCTTCCTGAGTAGGAGCTGCGGTTAGAGTTGTACTAGGAGCTGCTACTACTACTTGATCCATAATTAGACGTTCAAGTTTAAGACCAGCACCACGAACCATTGCATCTTGTACGAAACGTTCTGCGGTATCTGCACTCTTAATTAGAGTACGTGTGATTGGTACGGAACCAGAGAAAGTCTGTGGTTTTAGAACTAGTTTTTCAAAGTTCGCATCAACTAGTGGTGAATCAGCATCTTCAACGATCATTGCGAACATTTGAGTAAAGTCGGTAGATAGCTTAGGTAGTACTAAATTACCTTCACCTTCTAAACCGGAATAAGTTTGAATTGGTAGTTGTGCAAAGATAGAGTTTGCACGAAGTACATCAATATAAGAATCAACATAAACTTCTTTAACCAAAGCACCACCAGTAGCCGGAGCAGTAGAGGTAGCACGTACTAATTGATTTACTGGAACCTCTAGACGGGAACCTTCAAATGGTTTACCTTCAGCGGCTGCACGAATTAGACCATTAATAATTGTTTTTTCCATTTTGTTTTCCTTAACTTGTGGATTTTTATTTGTATTTAGTTGACGTTTAAAATCAGAAACTGAAATTCCTTTTTCAATTGCCTCTGATACGTCAATGTTCATTACCTGACCAATGCTAGTTAATTCACGCTTACGTTCTTCTTCTTCACGCTTATCTTCTACTTCATCTGTCTCTTCACTATTTAGTGTTTCAGGTTCTATACCCTGTTGTAATTTCTTAAGTAGTTCTGGACGTTTAGAAACTAATTCTTCTAATTCACCATCACTTAGTTCAATGTTAGCCACACCACCATTTTCATCATTATCGACAATTAGAGCTTCCTTAATGTCGTATTCTTCATTATCAAGGCGGGTTTCTTCCATTCCCTGTTCTTCTTCCATGAGACGTTCCTCTTCAATAGTTTCATTACTACTATTTATGTTTTCGTCTTCATGGGCGGCTTCTAACTCTTCTTCTAATACATCACGAAGATTTTCATCAGAATCCATAGAGCGACCAATACCTACCGTTTCATCGGCTGGTACTGTTACAAGGGAAATTTCATATATTTCAAAGTTGGTAACGATAATATTGTTACCTTCCATACGATAATCGTAGATGTTATAGCCAATACTAATATGAGATAAGATTCCTTCCTGAATCATTTCCCACATGGTATTACCAAGACCTACTTTGCTTATCTGAAGAGTTGCACGACCTATACGATCAGAATCCATACGAGCATTAACAACTGCACCGAGTAATTTATCGCGGTCATGATTGAAAAGTACTGCACCTTTATTATTAAGACGGCGTAAATCTACGTTCTCTTCACCACATAGGAGGATTTCATAGTAGAGTTCATCATCGATAATACGGCTTACTGGTTGTTCTGAACAAAAGGCTACTTCTACTGTACGTTGTTCAGCATTAACTGCCTGTACTGGAATCGTTAGTTCCCTCTTCTGTTTGTTTAGTTTCAAATCCATTTGATTCTATTTCCTTATTATTTTCTTCCTTCTCTTTTGCTATCTCTTCCATAGTGATACGTGGATCACCGCCCATTTCACTGATGATTTGAGTTTTAGATTTAAGTCCTGCATCAAGTAGCATAATTTCAGCTTGAATATCCTTTGTAGGATCTAAACTGATTGGTTTAACTGGAATATAACGAGCACATACTAAATCGTCGAAATCAGAGAAAGAGAGATTAAGACTATTGTTATTTAGCATTTCGTTCTTCATCCATGCTAGATAGATTGGCTTTAGTACTTTACTAATAAGAGCATTAGTACGAGTACGGAATGTTGTAGCCTGTAGACGTTCTGCTAATTTGGCGGCACTAAATGAAGCATCGGCAGTACTACCCATTAGGGATTGCTTAGTAACGTTTAGACCCATACTGATTTGATTCATCAGTTCATCTGTAAACTCACCAATGCGATCAACACCACTTTGTGGATTTACAGTCTTAATGTCCTGATTCTTACCAAGTTCAAAGATGGCACCGGCTTCAAGGTATTCTGTATAGGTAGCAATTGAATCTTCTTCACCTGCCATTAAATCAACCTGGTCAGTTTCATTATTGTTATTAGTAATGAATGCTGTGGTACTCGCCGAAACACGTTTTGCAATCAATGTTGCTTCAGTGAAATTCTTCAGATCTTCCATAGTTTTTGCAGTACTGATCATATCCGGTACACCGCGTTCCTGCCCCATCGCATCAGCAATGAAGTAATGACATATTTCGCCAGCTGGAATTATTTCAAAACTAGTTGCATCGTAGGTATAGGTGATTGGATTGTAGATACAGAAGTAGTAATTAACAGGTTTATGGTACTGGTTAAATTCAATACCGTTACTGATATAGTTACCATTATCTAACCATTGGTTATTCAATTGTGTTAGTCGTGCTGCATCAATAATTTCAACTTTGATAGTACCGTTAACATTATGAATACGAATAAAGCATTCACCATCTGTTACCCGAACCTTTTCCACTGTTTGTTGAAAAAGATCGAGTGTCATTGAGCCGTCAATGCTAAAACGGTCTGCATCATATGCCCATCTGTCAAAAATCTTTTCAAGCTTCTGACTGAGTACATGGAGTTCATCGCTTTCCATGTTATCTAATGAAGGATTAGGTTTGATATAAACCCCTTCAGCACCAACAACACCATCGACACTAAGGTTCATGTACTTACGCCCAATCGGGGTTTTCATAACAGAATCACGGGATGCGTTACGCCATTCGCTTAGAAACCAACGGATGATGTTGTTTATGTTTGCTGAACCAGTACCAGACGTGAAACCAAAGCTAATTACTGGTGTACTCATACCCCGTACTGCTTGTAGGTCACGCTTTAAATTACTCTGGGGTGATTCAATGAAACGTTTTTTACTTGCCTGTGGTTTAACTACTGGTTTTTCTTCTTTTGGTTTTTTATTCCAGAACATTAGCGTGTACCCCATCTATTTGGATAGTTAGGATCACGAAACACCGTAACGCTCTTAAATGGTTTACCATTACCATTAACGGGTTGATCATTCATACTTGCCCATAAAGAATTTGCACGTTTGATATAACGGATACGCATATTCTCTAAGTTGGTTAGTGTTTCAGATACTAACGTTTTATTATTAATTGTTGTGCTGTATACGCCACCACCTGCGATTTTGACTGCAATCACTTCATCGATTTCTTTAATCAATTTAACTAACTGTGAATACTCTGTTGTGTATTTCTTAGGATCAATCAGTTCACTGACGAAGTTAGTATTAGTGCCTTTTGCATTATCAAAAAGAATACAGAATATCTTATCGTTTGCTCCAGTAATTGCGAATGTAATTAAAGTTGCTTCTTCTGTACTTGCAAAGTTATCAATAGAAGTACTATCCCCGGTAGAGAGATAGTTAACTACTAGTGTTGAATGTGGTGGCATACGTACATAAAAATCATATGGATTCATCGTCATATAGATTATTTCTGGTAAAATGTTTGCCATATTATCTCCTTATTTACCAAACCAATTACGTCCATGTGAAACTCTTTTAGGTCTATGTCGTTTTGCTGGTTCAGATGGTTTTGTTTCTGTATTATTTATCTCTACAGGTTGTGATTCTTCTTTAAGTACTGCTCTATACTCTCTTAACTTACGGAAAGGTTGATTAGTACCAAGTTTGCTCAAGGCATATTGAATGGCTATGATTGAGTAATTAAGACAATCAAGGGATTCATTACGTCTTTGACCTTGTTTAAGTCTCCAGACTAATTTACCACCAGAGGGTTTTAATTCTTCAGCCGATAGTTGTTCAAAGTAATCATGCGGTAAAGCACTACTAAAGAATAATTGAGTCGGTGCCAGTTCTGGATTATCACCTAGCATGTGATTTAACAGTTTACGAATGTTGTTCTTGCCTTCGTGAACGTTCAGTATCTGAAGTGCGTATCCTGCTTGTGTACTCTTCTTGAATAGGTCACTGGTAGTACTACTCGATCCCTTGATCGGATGGTACTTAGCCCAACGGCCTGTGAAGCGTTTTACTGTTTCTGTTGCGTTACCATTACTGGAGTCAACAAATACGGCTAGAGTTGGTATGTCACGGCCTGATGTGGTTTTAAACTGTTGCCTACAGAATCTATCAAGTTCATTCCAGGCTGGTGATTCTATCTTTGTTGTATCGTGTCCATAGAAGAACTCATGTGAGAGTACCCAAATGTTCTTTTCATCAAAACCAAGTACTGTTGCTTCAAGCCGATCTAGTTGTTGGTCAACACCAATAGCTATGCCTAATGTTTTTTCTGGTATTACATGAATGTTGAATGTGTCATCCCTTAGTTGTTCTAGTTGTAGAATATCTAGTTCTTTCTGATATTCGTCTTCCCATACTTCACCTAGTTCATTGTTATAGAACGTTTGCAGATTGAAGTTATAAAGACAGTCAGCATATACCTGTACCATCCCTTCAATAGTGTTTAAGGGCGAATACATACGGCTAATCTGATAGCCAACCACGCCTTTCTCACCTGATTGATTAGTTGCTTTCCACTTACCACCAGCTACCATCTGGTGACGTTTATGTTCGCTTATTTCTTCCTGACAATGAGGACATAATAATTTTGATGTAGTACTGTCTGGTATTGAACGACCGTTTTCTAATTGTTTATGTTTGAAAGTTACATGTTCCCATTCAAATGTGTATTCGTGACCGCAGTCATGAGTAACGAAGAAACGACGTTTATCACTTAGGTTGTATTCACTGTTGATTAAATCATTCTTGAATAGTGGAGTACTGGATACAACAACAAGACTGTCATCACCGAATGTACTTGTACGGGCTTCTGCAAGCTTGATCGGATTACCTTCTTCACCAATGTCTACGTTAGATACTTCGTCGAGTAGTACTACACGGCAGGTAACACCACGTAAGTTTCCTGGTGTGTTCAGGTTCATCCAGTAGATGAAAGTACCGTTCACCAGTTCAGTTTGTTTCGCGTTGTTCGCGGCGTTTTTGTCGTTCTTGTCGGTGACGAGAGTAGAGAGTACTGGTGAACCTTCGATGGCCGGGAGGAACTTGCCGTTCTTGAACTTCTTGATTTCATCGCCTGACGAGCTGGCAAAGGCAAAGTTACAGGGATCATTGTTCATAATCCCAAATGCGATAGATTGGAGTACGGTTGTTTTTAGGAGCTGGGAACAAGACTGGAGTACAATCTTTTTAGTACTTCTATCCTGAGCTATGTCAATTGGTTCACGTTGAAAATTGAATGGTATCCAGTCAAGACCCATTGCCGGACCATCAACCCATTTAACAACACCAGTATCTAGCCACTCACTCGTTTTCTGAATCTTCGGCGGTTGTATCGTCGGAAGGATCTTCTTCAGGAGGTTCGTTAATTTCTGTTTGTTCGTCTTCATTTATGATTTCCATATCTTCAGGTAGTTCGAATTCCATTTCGCCTAGCTGATATAAATTCTTGTCTATTTCTTCTTTCAATCGATCACGCATATCCTTAGCGTCATTCATTGCGAACAAATCTAGATATACTTTCGATGGTATTGCTCTAATACTGGTTTTAATTTTGAAGAGATAAGCAGTTATGACTTGTTCTAAGTATTCAGTACTAACTACAGTTTCTAATTGTTGTTGTAGTTCTAATTCTGCCATTTGACGTTCTGCCGTCAGCTTTTGTAATCTTTCCTGCTCTATCTTTTCTTTTACATCTGTATTGCGTAATGCGTCGATAATATTAGTACGTATCCAGTTATAGATTTCCGTTTCTGATTTAGTACAATCCAATCCCTTAGCAACCCATTCACGACTAATCACTGAAACATCAAAACCATATCGACGTGATAGTTCTGAATACGAAATTGTTAATTTAGACTTAGCCATGAATATTCCATTTGGTTATTATTGTTATGTATGATGTTTATTTTTGATATATGAATAAAATAAAACGGTGGCGAAAACTCGCTTTGCTCCGGGGCCGGGGGAGTACCTTGAAAAATTGAGAATATTTCTCATTAATTTAGTACTGAAATGTAGTTCAGATACCTCTTATATGTGAGTATCTAGTACTGACACGGTGCGATAGTCATTGACCGCCACACCGCCCATTGAATGCTCTGTAAGAAGTTCATGAAGCAGATCGTTCAGATACAATAAGTGTTTGCGTTCGCTACCCGTGAAACGTTCTAAGTCGCTAATGAGATACTTGTGCTTGCCGATCTTGAAGTACTGACCGTATTTTATTCTGATGTATTTATAGGAAATTATTATGCCATCGGGATATACGTGAACATGGTATTCACCGTGCTGTATGTTGATGGCTAGAATTGTTTCATTGCGGGATTCAGGTTCGTAACCAGTACTGCCTGAACTAGTGATATGAGTTGTGCCGTTGCGGTAGTGTTTGAAGATGTTCATGGAAATACCCCCATAGAGTGCCTATAGGGGTATTTAGGTCATTGTGTTATTAATCTATAAAATCTGCGAGTTTGCACTACAGCTACTATGAAGCACCCAATTATAAAACATATTTTGAGCATTGTATCATTACCATTAAGCCCCATAGCTATTGTGAATATAATATTAACTACGAGTAGTGTTACGTACCAATACAAAATGAAGTATATGAATGAAAAGATACGACAAAGAACAATACTACCCTTAATATCAAATAACTTAGCAGCAAGTGGTGTTATTGGTGAAAACAGCATTGCTATAAATCCAGGTAAAATAGTAAGCAGGGCAACAACACTGAACATTATGGGTAGTCTACCTACTGGAGGACTTTCATTATTCCATACGATAAGCACACCAGTTATGGCTGTTATTAACCCACCTAATAGTAACTGTCGCGTACCTTCGAACATTTGATTGATTGAATCTACTGTAATTTTCATAGCACCAGTCATCCCAAAGTAAAATCGGATGTGATGCTATCATATATGCCAGTTAGTTTCACATCACTCACAATCTGATGCAACGAAGATTCGTTTCGTCAGAGTATTAATCAAACGATATTCAAGTGTTTTATCTTTGATCACTCTCTCACGTTCAAAAATTAGTTCCTGGTTTCGAGAGGCTAGTACTATACCTTCTGCATTGTCGGCCTTGTACATGAGCACTGGAGAGTCAACGTTATATATGCTGACATTGATACTGAAACTGTTGCCATGATCAACTACTACGGCTTCATCCTCTATGGTGTCTTCATATACTGCGTGACCACCAACGATGTTGTATGTCGATAGATCACAATGTTTAACCCCTCTCTCATTTTCAGTAGGGTTGGCGGCGGCTTTCAGACGTGTCAGTTCAGTCTCATTCGAGTAAGCATTACTTGCAACAATAAATGTTAGCACTGCAATTATTTTATTGATCATTGTTCACACCTTATGCAGTTCATATGATGGTCCACGTCCCACCCACCCCAACTAACAAACCTACCCAATGTGGGGGGACGTGAATATGCAGTGTAAATGATTCATTATTTGGTGGTAAAGTACTAACACTGCACGTTTGCGTAGAAAACCACATGGAAATGAAGAAGCTCAATACCGCTCTGATCATCACGGTAATCGTTCTATTGATCGCCGCCATATTGGTACTCATCAAGATTTTGTTTTCTGACATGAAGGGTTTTGAATGGGGGAACGTTTCATCATGGGTTAGTGCATGTGGTACGTTGGGTACTTTGCTGATTGCCCTGATGGCATATCGAAAAGCCCCAGAGTGGATTAGTCAGAAGAAACACGATAGTGCCTTTGATATAGCAAAGAAAATAATAATTGAAGATCTTCCTGAGTTACAGGAATTGATTAGTACTGTATCTTCCCAGGCAAACAACCTAATATGGCAGTTTGACCTAATAAGTAATGATCCTAAAGATTTTATAACTCTCAATAATTGCACTCAGGCTTTAGCAATTTTTCATCCCCCTCAAATATCACCACGTACTTTCCGAAAGGATCTAAAAAAACTTAGAAAACTGGGATGGCGTATGAATCAGGATGCTCATCAAGAATTAGAAAAAATGAAACAATCATATATAAAAATACATAGAGCAAATGCAATGCTTTGGAATATATTGAAGAATCATGTCACTAATGAAAGTCATTCAACTAAGTCTATAAAAGAACGTACCTTAGATCTAATAAGTAGGGTCACAAAACATGAGGACGATTTCGAACAAGCATACGAAGAATTTGATAGATTACACTCAAGTTTCGATCAATACTTCGCTAAATGACTAATTTACCATCAACTTCAATTTATAGGTTTTAATATGTTAATAACAATGAACATTGAATACTTTGAGACTCTATTAGGAAGAGTACGCAATCAACATGGTTATATAGATGCAAGTCCCTCGGAAGTTAATAAGATTCATAGTGCATTTGAAAAAGCCCATGATATTCGCAAGTTTGAAATTGGTTTGTACTGGCAGCGTTCAGCTTACCTGTGGGGTTTTATTTCTGTACTGACAGCAGTATGTGCCTATTGTTTCACTAAACTTTTAGACCCGATTTCATATAACCAAAAGGCAATCATTGCTTTTATTTCACTTGTTACATCGCTTGTTGGGGTAGTATTTTCCGACATGTGGGTAAAGCTTTCTTCATCATCTAAGTACTGGCAGGAGAATTGGGAGTACCATATAAACATATTGGAGGATTACATATCTGGAAACCTACACAAGATACATTTTCACAATAATTCAAAACCATATAAACGATATTCAATACATGATATTTTCAATACAATAATTCGTAGGGTAAGTGTTATCTGGTGGTTCACTTCAATTATTTCATTCTTTACATTTATAAATTCCATAGCTCAGGGAAAAATAACAGAACGTATAATCAAAACCACAGAAATGTCCCAAGAGCTTTTTCTTGCTGCATACATTTTATTGTTGGCGGCAATATTTGTCGCACTAGCACTATTTTATATGTCTAAAGAAAAGCAATTGAAGATTAAAGATAAAAAGGAAATAGTTGATGACAGCTCCCTCACTTTCACATGTGACGATTTTACTTGCACGAAGGACATGGAGCAATAATGTACAACAAAATAGTAAAAGCATTAGTTGTGTTGATGATTGTACTCGTCATTATCACATTTACCAACATCATTCATTTTCAATTGAAGGGTTCCAATATGGAAATAGGAGCATGGAGTGATTGGGTTAGTGCGGCATGTAATTTAGTTATTGCAGGCACGGCATTATATGCCGCATACAGTGCTAAAAACTGGATTAGAGGACAGCATAATGCTACTGCATATACGAAAGTAAATGAAATAATGAGCGAGTATGATAAAATCACTCATATATTAATTAAAATGTTTCCAAAGGCAACAACAACCCTTCCAAATGATTCAGGGTTCACTGAACTGCGAATGGCTAACGAAATTAATGCGTATATGTGTATCGATGTAATTTCACGGCTCGAATCTCTCAACAGATGGCGTGTAAACTACGCTCCTGAAGTACATGATAAGTTCGAAGAACTGCTAGAATTCTGTAACACTTCCTACTATCTATTTGCTGCCGTAATAACGAAGGATTACGATTTGATAGCTGATGGCCAAGCAAAATTGAAATTAGCAATTGATAAGATTAATAAGAACAAAGAATTTTTTCAAAAAGATATACAAGAGCTATTCAGTTTTCCAAAATAATTAATTTAGACCATAACTGCCTGTCTCCTTCGCTGGAAACAGGTTGTTATGCCCTCAAGCTCTCACGTAGTTAGGCGGCTGTTTTTTGCTCAGTCTTAGCTGATAGCTGTTCTTTCAACTTCTCGATCTGTGGATGGATGAAGTTTGAGAAGTCCAGTTTACGGAAACGCAAGCCAGTGCGACTAAGGGCTTTGATTGGTAGTACTCTTACATTCTTACCCTGAATGCTTCGCGTCTTGCTCTTTGCCAGGAGGATGTACTTGCTTAGAATTTCCTTCACGGCTTTACTGGATTTGGCCTGTAACTCGCACACATGAGGATCTCTTTTATTAAGATCATTAGTACTGTAAGTGTGCGACTTGACTATTAATGAACCCCATGAACGACTTGAAAGCATCCGTTGGGCGTCACTGTTGAAGTACTCATCCAGTACCTTCTGAATGATTCCATCTGCGATGTGTTGCGATTCATGACTCTGTAGTTCAGTACGCCCCCCCACTTCAGAAATTACTAGCTCACGGATCGTGTTACCAGTCTGTACAAAATCTGCGTCTTCGTGTGCCTTAGCAAAGAATTGTTCGTCTTCGATGTAGCCCTCAATAGCTGCTGTGACATCATCCTTTTCAAGACCCTTAGCACATAGTTTAATGACACTTCCGTATGTCGCCGTGTAGAGTTCATGAGCGGTTGATTCGTCTTCAATGGTGTTAGCCTCAATGTCACTAATCAACGCCTCCAGAAGCATCTCACGCTCTTTCTTACGGGCTTCAGTAATGATGCGTTTATCTTCCTTGATGTCATCTGCTACAAGTTCATCACCATCAACCATTAGTGGATAGAGGACATTGAAACCAAACACACTTAGACGAGCACTGAAATGTGAGAAGTCGTTCCTGCTCTGTTCTGCTCTATGCTGTGCGTATTCATAGTCAACACCCGTATACGAAACACAAAAACGGCCATCATGGAAATACACAAGATCACGGGCCATATCCCCGATAAACTGGCGAATGAAACTACGTTTGAGTACATCATTACTAATACCCTCATAAAGCCCCTGTAACGACTCACAGAGTGTTGTAGCTTCATGTAGTACAACATTGCGTTCATAGTCTTCAAGTAGCTCTACGGGCTTCCTGTCAATGAAGTACCATACATTTTTAGTACTGCTCACGTTACGAAATCTGTTACAGAACTGTTCGATTCGCTCCGGTACAAGATCACCCCAAATTACAATGTCAACGTCCGATAGTTCATCTTCGATTGATAACCCTTCAACGATACTATTAGTACCAATGATAACGTCATGATCATTCATACGACGGCCCTTGAACAATTGCTGTACTTCTGGTGTGTTCTTGACATCAGCATTGACTACAAGACTTTTACAGCTAATGCGTCTGGACACTACTTCGCATAGGTCTTTGTTGTTCATCAGTACTATCGTTTTGTTAGTAAGACTATTGATATGATCAATCACTACTTCATCTTTCTTAGTACAGAACACACTTCGAATATTTTTGACTGCTTTTGATGGTTTGTGAACACGATAAACCTTATTGAATTGAATACTACTAAAGTTATCTGCCTCAACTGTACCACTCATTAGTATTGTAGATTTGAAGTACTTGAAGCTATCAATCAAACGATTAATCAACTTTGACTTATAACCATAGTCTTCAAATAGACCATGACATTCATCAACTACTAACGTTAGTTTTGCGAACTTTGTTTTGTCTTTTTCACGAATGATTGTCTCAATCTGGTTCCACGTCCCAACACCTGAGCCACTAAGCTTGTTATCATCAGTGAATGAGTTAACGATACTGGTCAATGGTGCTACAAACAGGTATCCACGCTTCGTACCAGTACATACACCATTTTCATCATAATCCATGAACTGTGTCGATTTACCAGTACCTACATCCGAGATTAGAAGATTGTTACCAGTACTGAAATCCATAAGATCAAACATATCGCTAAGATATTCATCCTGAGCAAGACGATATTCACCGTCATATATGGATGCCTCCATAACCTCCACAGGACGCACTATGCGTCGTTCAATAGCAGGGATACGTGTACCCTTTGCTACGTGCTTATAGAGTCCTTCTACGTGTGCGTAGAGCGGATTAGCACCACTTACAAGTACATTGTTTGGTGTGGTAAATCCTGGGGACGATACGGCATCCAGTACTTGTACCGCATCAAAATCATTCATACCAATGTGTTTCAAACGCTGGGCTAATAGACGGCGGTCCTCATATCCAAGACTATTCGCCTGGTGAGAAACAATTGCCGCTGCCAGTTCTTGAAACTCCGCATCTGTGAACTGGGTTTCATCGAACACAACGTTCTTCGTGACCAGTTCAAGGCTCTGTGTCTCAACATAAGGTAGGTCTTCGGGATTCTGATAATCGAACCACTGTCCGGTGTGGTGTTCCGCAATGAACTGATCCGCAAATGCCGTATTAAGCACTGGCAAGTACTGAATCTGTATTCCTTTTTTGAAACACTCGTCACTGTAGGAGAAACGTTCACTGAGACTGGTATTGAATCGCTTCCAATCACTGGCAGGCATTGGGGCGTTCAAGGGCATAATCACGCGAAAACGATCACCAGCTTTCAGGCCACTACCACCGCTACTATACATAACGTATTCGTACTTGCTCAAAGCATCACGAACATCCTGATAGGTAGCACCATCATCAATGTCCAGTACAATGGCATGGAACGCGATCACGTTGTCGGCTGTGCGACTGGTGTTAGGCTTCATTTCTGCCATAACAATGGCATCAAACTGTTCTTTTGCTTTTTGGTATGTGTCTTTGTCTGTAGCTGTAAAACTGTGCCAAGTAGACTTATCTGTGATCAGATCTACTACGTCTGACCATTCTCCTGATAAGTGACTAACACCGCCTTTAGTACTACTAAATCTGTTTTTATAGTGTGTATACTTCATACTAATTCCTTTTAGTTTTCTGGCATTCCTTGCCATTGAGTTATTTACTTTGAATGATAAAATCCTTTAGTAGTTGTTCAAGTACCTTACAATTGATACCTTTGTACATGTGTAGGTACTCTGGTTCTGAGCGTACTAACTTCCGAAAACCATCATAGAAGCACCGACTCATAAGTAAACCTGTCCATTCCTGACCTTCGTTAGCACCCATCAGGTTAAAACGAATATCATATTCACCATCTATCACATCATAGTGATACCCTACATCCGTGAACGCATAACGCCCCACTACTAAACTATCTTCATGTATTACAACATTCATTTTCTTTCTCCTAAGATTGCGTACTGTTGAACAAGGTAAATCAACGCCCCACTCTGTGAGCGTGCCTTACCTTCAGATACTAACTTTTGTAGTACTAACAAGTGTTCGTCTGATACCCGAACATTAATCTGTTTATCTTTATTCAT